ATGTAATCATAATTTGGCAACTTTGCGGCAACTGGTGTTTTGTAACTGAAGAAAATCTCTGTGCCATTGTTGAGATTTAATTGAGTCTGATTGGCAGCAATTGATTTGAGTTGCATTTGGATTGATCCAGTGCTTACACTACTACGGACCTTTGGAGGTAACTAACTTAAATTCATTGTAATATGTCTCTTCTAAAGTATAAGCATTAAACTCTCTTTGTGCTTCTTCAGTTTCACCTATTATATCTTGCATACAATGTATTAACTCATGCAATATGGTCCTAATGTATTCATCTCTGTCCAAATTATCATCAATATGTATTAAGAACTCATCACCATTTTTCTCCTGCCATCCTGTTACTTTGTCTTCAGATAAATCACAATAATGTATTTCTACATCCTGATCTTTCATCATTGGATGTTTCTCAAGGAAAAATTTATACACATTGGTAACAAGACATCTATCCTTAATTAGTGTGCCTGATGTATATAATACCATTTTAATCCAGTAACTCAATACAATTAACTTGGTCGTAATCAATGCCATAATGTTCACATAACTGTTCATCAGGATCTTGATACTTACCATCCACAATTTGATAAGGAATATCATCAACCATCACATCAATTTCATTCTTACCATGTATTGGGGAATATGTCCAATTATACCCCAATTCTCTAATTTTGTCTAGGTAATCTGGTTGGCAATGAATAACAACTGTTGCATCTTTCATATTAACTTAGCAAAGGAAATAACCATTAAGAATGTTAACATTATTACCACATCATATGCCTTAGTTCTTGTAAAATATGGTATGCTAATTGCATCTGCTATTAAGTGCATTGTAGCACCAACTGTGGCAGAAACATGTAAGATAATAAAATAGGCAGTAACTATCAGAAATGATCCGATAATTCTGCCTGTGGTGTCAAGTTGAGTCATTAATCTTCTTCTCCTAATACTTCATCAGTGTATCCCTTAAGTATATCCAATCTTGAAGTATTGTCTTTCAAAAGATATACATACTCATCTAATAATTCTTCTAATATCTCACCATCTTGTCTACAAGTATAATACAAATCTTCTACTAATTGTCCTCTAGTTTGTATGTTCCAATCTGTAGTAGTTTTCATTTATCTGTCCCAGAATCTTTCTAGTGTTAGTTTCTCTGCCATCTCATCAATTTCAGACTTAGAGAATAACAAGTGAAAGTTCTTTGATGATAACTCTTCCAAAACTTCCTCATAGATTGTTTCTAAGAGGACTTCATTTTGTAGACAACTCATTGTTAATGAACCTCCATAATGTGAATTGGTGGGAGAGACAAAAACAGGACTTACACCTACCGTTTCGAGTCCGTACATAGCATGGATGCCTGGTTTGTCTCTCATTACTAAGGAACTTTCGAGGTAACTAACTTAAATCATCATCAATTTCCTCATCCCATGTATCACAACTAACCACTTTATCATCTATGCTACAATATACTTTGTCAGGGTCAAATTCATCTTTAGGTAAGAATGAGTTTAACAAATAAGAATAAAACCTGTCAATAATTAGCATCAAATTAATCTCCTTTAGGTGATGGGTTTACATGGTCAATTAGAGAATTATATCTACCTTCAAATGCTCTTTTTACATCATTTCTATTCATCCTAACTGGAAATTCATCCTCTATACGTTCCCAACCATAGTCAGTTGATACCACACAGTACCATTTTTGAGTGTAAATTGTCATGAGTCAACTCCACTTTGATCATCAAATTCTACCTCTTCAGCATTATCCCAAGCATCAGACATTTCTTCACTAACTTCATCAACTTGCCATAATAATATGTCTTCATTTCTTCTCTGTTCCAAATTATCATAAAGTGCATCAACTATCCACTTATTTGGATTTTCTGCACACCTTACAGTTAAACTAATGTCATAATCTTTTAACATAATTAACCTCTCAGATAAAGATAAGAACCTGCCCAATCTGCATTATTATAACATCTTGTTCTTTCTTTTAAACTACGAAGATCATATCTAACATGTTTAGCAGGTGATTTATGACTAGCAGGTTTATAAACTTGTCCTGTATTTTTATCTATAAAGGCATGAACTCCTTGCCCTTTTGCAACAATTTTATGATATTTGCGACCTGTTTCTACTTCAAACTTATATCTGCCAGGATTTCCCCCAAGTTGTCTATCATAAGAACATTGCAAATAATGTACTAATTCATTAGTCCAATCTAATACCATTTCAGGAATTGAACGTTGATAATGTAACTCAATAGGGTGAATTACATCTTTGATTGATAGTTCTTTCTTTTTTTTAGGCATGATTAAAAACAAGTATAAAAAAGAAGAGGGAATTTAACCCTCTTAAAGATTCACTACTTTATCATATAGTGATTCAAATACATCTGCATCGATGTGATCAGGTGGTTCAATTTCATAAAGAAGTGCTAACACATCTTGCAAAACTTCATATTCTGCAACTGTCATTTCAAGTGGTTGAACACCATCTCTAACAGCAGGAACAAAAGGTTTTTTGGTCATAATCAAATCAAGTTAAAAAATCAGTGAAGGAGCATTACATTGCTGCAATTGACTTACTGGGACAACCTGTTTCAGGAATTTCCCTCCTTCATTACTAGGGAACTTTCGAGGTAACTAACTTTAATCCTCTGCATTTTTCTCTTTTTCTTCTTTCTTTTTACCTGCCATACTTGGTCCTTTCCATACTCTATCAGAGGCATAAAATGCCTGGACTCTTTTTCTTCTTAACTCCTTTAATTCTTCATATCTTTTCTTTTGTTCTCCAGTAAATTTAAAGTTTTGATTTCGCCAATTAACCCTAAGTTGTTGAAGTTCATTAAGAAGTTTAGATGGAGTTGTCATTTAATTGTATCATGTATTAATAAAGAAGTTTGGAGGTAACTAACGTAAACTACTATCACCAAAGTTAGCATCAACAACAGCATTTACTTTCTTTGCTGTGCTAATACCAACCTTATCATAGACAGGGATACTAATTAACCCAAACTTCTTCTTATCACTGCCTTTTCTAATTACCCTCCCTATTGTTTGACTAATAGTAGTATTATTCATGTTGCGCATAAACAATGCACCCTCTAATCCTGGCACATTAATACCCTCTGCTAGAATACTATGGTGCATAACTACAAACTTTTTACCATCTTCTTCACCCCATTCACTTAAAGTATCGAAAAATTCATCTCTTTCTACTTTCTCACCATTTATAATTGCACCATGCTTAGATGTAATATACATCCAAGAATAACCCCTATCTTCTAATTCTGAAGAGAAAGATGTATCCTCTATCATATTAACAATCTGTTGGGTTCTTCTTGCACAAATAAGAAGTTTATCAACCCCAGATTCATCAATAGTTTCTAACAAATGTTCTGCTTCTTTCCATGCTGGTGTTCTACCTGCCTCAGTCATTTCTAGTTCTTTCACTACAACTTTAGGAGGAAGAATAAACCCATGTTTGATTAACTCAGGTGCAGTAACTTTCTCTAATACTTTACCATAAACCTCCTCATTATTCATTCTAGGAGTTGATACATCACTACTATGCTTAGGAGTAGCAGTAAAGAAATAGCAGCGAATATTATCCAAACCTGCATAAAATTGAGTAGAAGGGTAAAAATGTCTGTAGACACTATTATGTGCTTCATCGAAATATATTGTATCTATTTTTATTCCAGACTCTTGTATTCTATGCAAAGAATGATAAGTGGTAAAGATTAACTTATTATATCTGTATTGACCCTCATACCATTCACTAATCTTCTTAGAATTAGTAGTGGAATAATGTTTAGTTCTTCCACTATGTACATGTAATATTTGTCTTTGAAGCATAGGATGTATTCCCATCCACTCTTCAAATTCATCACAATGTTGCAATGCTAATAGTATTCTAGGAGACACAACCACAATGGTTTTTCTATCAGGTCTCTTAAGGAATACATCCCATTTACAAGAGTTGAAAACCCTTTGTGCATCTTTGATCATGCACAATGTTTTACCACCACCTGTAGGGACAATTACCTGCCCTTTGTGATGATGTTCCATAGAATTAACTATCCTTGCTTGATGTGGACGCAAGGTAATCATAAATCTCACATACTCATTATTAAAGAACTTTGCAGGTAACTAATAATATACCTCAAGGAATATTATAATATGGAATAATATTTCCTGCTAAAACTACTCTATCCTCACAATTATTAGGAGGAACATGATGTCTCATAACCCCATCAAATAACACTACAACTCCCTCTACTGGTTGAATCTTTTTCTTAGTGTTGGTAAACACCAAAGGGGAAGATCCTTTAGGTGATTTAATAAAATAAACAAAACTTTGAAATGCTGGTTTATGGGAATGGGGTCTAGTATAATCACCTTTATTATATCTTGCTACCCATCTATTAATTACAGTAAATCCAGAAGTAGAACCACCTGAATGACCAGGAAAACGTTGCTTTAAAAGATTTAAAATCCAATCTTGAATTAACTCCATACTTTTAGATGAAATATGGGAGGAAGTTTGTAATGCTTTAACATTAGTATCACCCCCATCTATATTCTTTGCATCTCTAATAAAATTAAAATTCTCACAATCCTTTAATAATTTCTCATTTAAATCATCAGAATAAGGATGCTTCTCTATTTGTACATTTAAAAGTTCTTTAACAAGAATCATTGAAATCTACCTTGAGTAAAGTTTGCATAAGCAAATTCTTCCCTTTTAACTAACTTAAACTTACCATCAAATACAAACCCTTCACCAATAATTTCACTACCTTCTAATACACACTTAGGAGCACCATACACAATAAAACTATCCATTAACTCTTCCTTCAATTCTATCACAAGTAGATACAAATTGACAAGATGATTGCAACCCAATATATCATATAAATTACTATCATTTAACTCAATGTTATTCTTAATGAGTAAATTAATTGCTTTCTTTGCTGCTACTGCCTCCTTTTTAGTTAAAAAATTAACATTATCAGAGTTAATCCTAGGTGCTTGTGTATTCTCATAAACTCTATCTACAGTTGGTTGTATCCACTTAACATCCTTATCATCAGCAAAAGATGTCATTAATGGACTAGCAACTGCATCTAGCATTGTTGTATCAGTCTCATAAAATGTATGAGGTGCAACTATAATCTTTTGCTTAACAAGTTCAGGAAAATGATAAGTTAAAGTGTTAGGTTTGTAGATATTAGATCCACCAAATCCTATAAAATCTCCTTGAACAATACCATCAATTCTAGGTAGATATAAAAAACAATGTGTAAGAACTTCAATTAAACTTGCATGAGTATTTTCATTATACTTTGTAAATATATCATCTACCGAATAACATATCATATTCTTTACTTTATTGAAGACACTTTTAGTGCCTACAAAGAACTTACCATTTTCAGGATTAGTTCCAAATACTATTGATGGAGCACCATCAATTTTTAAACTGATATTACCATGAGAATATAAAGCATCAAAAACTGTCAAATCTCCCTCAAGAATCATGTCTTCAGGGTGTTCCAAATGCAGGTTTTTCATAGTTTTTTTGTCCATACATGTATCGTACATGAAAAAACCCCCAAATGGGGGTTTAGTAGTCACTTTATCAACTGGCACATCATTTGCCTTTTCTTATATCATCGATATGTCTATCAACTGCTTTTGCCATTCTTTGCTTTAATTCCTGTGCAGTTGCCTTCTTAGTTTGAGTAGGTTTCTTTGCAGGTCTATTCTTGGTTGTTGCTGCTGCTGCCATTCTGTCCCTGGTTTCTTTCTGTCTTGCTGGACTTTGTTTAAATTTGGATGGTTCAGGTTTCTTGACTTTTGCTGCTCTTTGGTCTCTAATTGCCTGAGTCCTTGCCTTAAGTTTTGCCTTTTCTATATCAACAGGAGTTTCTTTTTTCTTTTTAACTTTTTTATACTCTCCACCTACAGTTGCACCTCCTCCACTACCTTGAGCACGTGCCTTTTCACTAGATTTAAAATCCTCTCCTCTTTTAAGTGCATCAGAACCAGCACTAGATTCAGATATAAATTGATGGAAACTCTTCATTATACCAATGTTTTAAGTATTTATGAGAAGACAAAAAAAGACCCCTAAAGGGTCTTAACTGGTTGATCTTTCTGTGTCTCTAAGTATCTCTGAATTTGAGAATACTTGAGTAAAGTCCAATCCCCTGCTTTTAATACATAGGGGAGCACAAAGTCATAACTATTTTTCAAATCTTTCAGCAATTCATCAACCTCAAAATTGTGAATTTGCATTCGGACCTGAAAATCATCCATGTAATCCTTCATAGAAAGATTAGTTTTTTCTGGTCTGACTTTGGCAGGTTTTTCTTCAGTCACTTTTTTAATCTCAAGAGGTTTGGTGTATTTAGTCACCTTCTCTTGAATAATGACTTTAGAAGGGGACTTCTTAACAGGTCTTGCAGTTGTTGCTGAGGAACGTCTGCGAGATGCCATAAGTTAAAAAGCATTAGTACACTACTAAGGAACTTTAGAGGTAACTAACATTAATACCTAATAATATCATCCTCCACATCTATAATTTGAGGAACAAATCCTTCAAGTTCAAAGAACTTATATTCTTCTTTATTCTGAGATGCTTCTTGATAATCTCTAAGTATTCCACTCATTATGGAATTATAATAACCAACTCTGGATATTAGTTTCTTACGTGCTGCTTCAGCATTTTCTGCTTCAACACTATTTAAGAACCCAACACAAACAGGTTTCTTACCATTGTTTTGTTGATAATTATCTAAAATATCCATAAATGCTCTAGGTAATGATGCACCTGATTTATTATCAAAAGCAACAATATTCTTGGTTCCTAATAATTCACCACCTCTTTTTTGTGCTTGTTTCTTATCATAAGATTCCATAGTTTCCTTTGATTTTATCTGTACTAAAACAGAATCAATAGCATTTTCTACTCTTTTGGGAGTAAAGGAATGATTAATACTATTAAACCATGCTAAACATTTTTCCCTAGAAGGAAACTCTTCTTGTCTATGAATCCATTTAGCAAGACGTTTCTTAAAGTCCTCAATCTTTGCTGGTTTTTGTTGCAAATGGTCATTAAGTCCTAGACCTAATTCATCTTTTGCATCCTCAATGGTGTATCCTTTTTTGAGTTTTACCACTAGATAAACATAAGATTGTTGACCAATATCAAGTAATACAATATTTCTCGTGAAACCATCAACAGATTGACCACTATCAAGAATAACAGGTGGTAACTCACTAACGCAAATACCTTTGGTTTGAAAACTTTCCTTAATCCCTTGAGCATTTACTTTATCAGTTCCCACTGATCTTGCAGTATTGATAACTTGCCCTTTCTTATTCTTAGAAATGACTGTACCAACCTTTCTAATTTCATATCCAACCACTTCAATAGTGTTGAACGACAGATGTGAAACATCTGGGAACCAATCTATCTTTGGAATATCTTTTCCAAAGACAAAAGGTTGAAAATAATTTGTCATGTTAAAATGTTATACAATAATTTGGATTTGAATGTTGCTTAACAAAAATTTGTTTTCTGCAACTATAAAATGCTTACTCAATTCTCCTACTTTCCAAGAGGAATGAATTTGTTCAACACCCATTAAACTTTAAATTAAATCCTCCCACTAATTAATAATAATATTATTATTGCATAAAAAAGAGGGTTTGTAAACCCTCTTGTATGCCACTTTTATTTTTGTCTCACTTGATTAATAAACAAGTGCTTACCTACAGGATATCTATTTCTAATGAAATCCTCAATATATCTTCTATCTGATAGGTCAACTTCTTCTGTTATGTAATGCGATCTATGCTGAAGATCTGTATATCTTGCTTTAACAATATATTGGGTCATGTGCTCATTCTTCTAGCAACTTGTCCTGCTATTTTAGTCCTTCCCTTCTTATCTGGTTTTTGACCTGTTGCTTTTTCATACTTATCAGTTTCTTGTTTTTTAAAAACTCTTCTTAATTCAGTTTCACCCTTCCTATGAATCTTCATCCTTTCTTGACGAGTATGACCTGATGCTTTAGCAGGTTTATAATTAGGGTCAGTCTTTGGTTTATCTTTTTTAGAAAGAAGTTGTGATGCAGTCTTAGTTTTAGCACCCTTTTCTCTTGCCTTTCTTTCTAAATATGCTTTTCTTTGTGCTGCCTTTGCTGATAATTTAGCAGAACCTCTTTCCTGAGTTGGTTGTTGCTCTCTTTGAGATCTTTGTTTTTGTTGTCCTATATCTTTCCTATCTTTATAAGGATCAATTGATACTGTTTTACCTCCACCAACTGCCTTTTGTCTTCTTATTTCTGGTTTAGTTTTCTTCTTAGAAGGATACAAACGCCCACCTTCACCAGACCTTCTAATCTGGGATCTTCCTTGTACATCAGGATCATAAACTTCACAGAGTTTCATAAAATCAGAGAATGAAATAGTCATGGAAGGTGGAGTTAATACCAATAGTATTTAGTTTTTACCAATAATCAGGAGTTCCCAAATCCTCCACATAAGCATTAACTTCTTCATTACCTTGAACATCAAGAAGTTTTTGCCAATCTATTTGATGTGGATTAAAATCTTCTGCTACTTTAAGATCTAAAGTAACTCGATACTTTTGTTGTAAAGTGAAAGGGTAACTGGTAGGCATGGAAGGAACTCCTAAAGGTTACTTTAAGCAGTATAAACCTAACAACACATAAAGTCAATAAACAACTAGACACTAATCAGACCGGCATATAGTATATAGGTATCACTATACCCATATTTAGTGTTTTAACCCTTTTAGAGACCCTTATAGATGCCTCTTAGCACCTATTCACCATAAGGTATGAATAACAAATTAAAAACTATTCTTCTATCATATTCATAAGGCAAACCCGATCCATGCCTTAAATTAGCAGGAAATCTTACTAATCTTCCTTGCTTAGGTTCAACTTTAATTCTCTTCCATCTATTAATATAAAATGTAGTCTGTCCATCAGAAGTATTAGCATAATACAGATAAGAAACTGCCCTAGGATTAGTATAATCTCTATGAGGCAAAGGCATTGTTCTCTGTTTATAAGGAACAGTTAAATTAAACTTTGCCCTTACTAAACGCATATTATTAAATTCTGGAATCTCATTAAAACAGCGAAGTATTTCAGAATTTCTACCTGGCATTATCAAATTAGCAGTAACTTCACCATCTTGAATTATAGAATGAGTAAATTGATACTTATTCTGATGATTTACTTCATCCTTTTGATCTATAGAAGTTCTATTAAAATACCAAGGAAATGAAATATCTTCCACCATTTCCCTAATCATGTGATGATTACGAACTGAATCATCTCTTACAGATATACCATAACCTAAATCTTTCATTACATTAATTCTTCTCCTTTATGTCATATTCTATCACAATTTTCTGACTAGATCTACCCAAACTGTTTAATGTGCTGCATTCACTCCATTCACCTTTAAGTAATGCTGCCATTACATTCTTATCTAGTCCAGTCATTTGCTCACAGTTCTTTACTGATTCGCGAACAGATTCTAAACCATCTGGATACTTCTTAACTTTAAACCCATATTTATCTAATTCATTTCCTTCCTCATCATACTTTTTGTCTGTAATATCTGATTGAAATTCACTCATAGATTTTGATAATGAGAGGTGGCAAGATGGTCAAAAACTATATTATTCTCTTTTGATCTTATTCTATTAATTTTAGATAAGGAATAATCTCCTATATCTTGATTGGATAAAACATTGCTTAATTGTCTTTTTTCACTAAAAGTATGTGGATGCCTTAAATCGTAATCATTGTAAGGTTCTTTTCTAAATGTGTGACTCATTAGTTTTCTCCTTAATTTACTTGATTTAAATGTTAATTTTCACATTCGCTATAATGCTGAGGTTTAGCATGGGTTCTGGATTTTACATACTTTAATTGATGCCAAAATTCATGTTGACATAATAAAAGAGTATGAATATGTTGATGTAAACTTCCTTCAACTTCAGCATCAGGTCTAGGTTTAACACCTGTTTCTATTGTGATATAACTATCATCAACAAAATAAACCCAACCTTCATCTTTACCATATTGTCCTTTATCCCAAATAACATAATCATTTATTTTGGGTACATAATCCTCCCATAATCGTAATTGTTGATATTCAACCATTGAATGCCATTTCTAAAGGTGTAAGATTTCTTTTCATAGCAGAATAAGGGGTAGTTTGATTAATATCTATCTTATCTCCTTGCTTGGTGGATGTAATAGGCGAATAGTATTGTCTTTGCTGGGTGTTATAGAATCCCCAGATACAATGAGATTTACTATTAAGATTGAAAAGAGTGCTACCACTCCCATTAATCCAGATTGCAATAGTAGAAGTTTTGAATGGAATGGTCTCATAACTATAACCTTCGGGTGGTGAATGAATAAAAGAATCAGGTAATTCCATTAAAAATATTTCCTTGCAGTTGAATCAATATCTCTTTTAGTAAAACCTACTTGCATAAGAAAGTAATAAAAAGAATCGAAATAATCCTCCAAAGAATCATCCGGATCCAATTTTACCTCTTCATGTTTATTAGAAACTTGTGTAGGGAACATATCATCATATTGTCCCCACTCTAATTTATCCTTATTATAGATGAATTTGACAGAATTATTATTGGTCATTTTTCTTTAGTTGATAAAGGTAGGTAAGAACTTTTTCCCTAACTTCCATAAGTTCATTATAACATCCTTGATTATATGCACAACCCCTGAGTTTACTATCGGGTTTAAGTACTGACTCAATGAATAAAGTTAGACCATCTTGTTCTTTTTGATTCACATTTATCTCCTAAATCTGTAATAAAAAGTCGATTCACTCCTTAGATTTTTTTTCTAATGCTGTCTGTAATAAGTCTATAAGGTTTTTAAGATTGATGATTTCTTTTTTTTGTTTATTAGTTTTGTCTTCCAACTCTCGTATATGTCTCTCAAGAGTCGGAATAAGATCCTTTTCCATGATACTCTTGTGTTGGACAGGTGTGTCTGCTAGTCCTAACATACTTATTTATACAAATTCCTCTAAGTAATAGTCAAGGGTAACTCCTAATTCTTCAGCACGTTCAGCACATTCATCCAGAAACTCTTCTAGTTCCTTTACATTTGCCTCTTCATTCATGGATCACTCTAAAATATAGGAACAGTATAAAAGAAAGTCAGAAAAAAGTCAAGAAAATAATTAGGGCTAATAATATAGCTAATTATGGTCTCTCAGGATGATCAAGTTGTTCAGTAAGACGTGCACCAACAGGACCATCAGAATATACTTCTAAGCGATGTATATTAATAGAATCTTTCTCAAATATTGTAACATCAACCTTACCATCCTTACATGATATGTTTACAGTTCCATTACAAGACCAATCTTCTGGTTCATTATAAAATCTATAAACAGGATATGAAGTACGTGATGGAGTAGATGCTACAACTCTATAATAATCCTCTTTTTGATTTTTCATTGTGTAATTGCCTCTCTAATTCAAATTTAATAGTAGATAAAGGTTGTAGAAGATAATTTTCCCATTCATTCTTATGCAAAAGATCTTCTAAATGTGCCACATGTTCTAGTGCATAAACTAACTTGGTATGATCATTCATTCTTGGCATAATTTATCTAATGAAAACAAACTAGTCAATTTTAATCCTGCTTCTTTCATTGCTTCATCCCCACCTTCTTGTCTATCAACAATAGCAATTACCTTTTCTACAATATAACCAGCATCACGCAATTTCTCTGCTGCTTTAATAGCAGAACCCCCAGTAGTTACCACATCTTCTAAAACAGTCACCTTAGTTCCTTCTTTGAGAGTAGGTCCTTCAATCCATGCTTGCGTGCCATGACCTTTAGGTTCCTTTCTAACAATAAGTCCATTTATTAATTTATTATCCAACGCAGAAACTACTGTAACACCACTAACCAAAGGATCAGCACCCAAAGTAAGTCCTGCTACCACACCAGTCTCTACATGTCGCAAAAGCATTAAACTTGCAAGAGTCAATCCTCTTCCAGTTAAAGTAACTGGTTTACAATTTACATAATGCTCACTTGTCTTACCAGAAGAAAGAGTAAACTCACCTTTTTGATAAGAATACTTCTTTAAAAGTTCTAATAATTCTTTTCCAAAAGAATCATCCATATAATAAATTGAGCTAATAATATAGCTAATATTATACTCCCACTATGGGAGAAGAGTCAACCCTTTTTGTTCCCCAAGGCCTTGAGGGAAAGATTCTTCCCCAACCACCATGCAATGTACACCACTCTCCAATTATTCGCAGGAACAACTCCATGAGCTAATAAACTTGAATTAAACATAGCCATTCCCCCTCTTTGAGGTACTATCGCCTCTGTCTCTATAATAGTCTCTCCTCCTTCAAAATTATCGTTAAGATAAAATACAGAAGCCCAAACATACTTATTATTAGATCCTTGGTTAACTGGATCTGTATGTAAATGCTTAAATGATCCAGGAGGCCACAATACTAATTGATCATAATCTAATTTTAAATGATACTCCTTAAATTGCTTTAAAAGGTATTTTTTACAACGTTTTCTTATTTTTTGTATTTTAAAATTAAAAGGAGAAACCTTTTTCATATCATAAACATAAGTGCCATCATACTTAATCATTTGGCCTTCTTGATTGCGGATATGCAAAAAAGAAATCAAATCATCACATTCTTGATCACTAAGAAAACCAGGTCTAAGAGAAACTTCATTCATAATATAAATTCAATAATTTTACTAATCTCCGGTATCCAAATACCTTATTATCATTTTACCAGGGGCTCCAGGTCTTCCTGGAAGGTCAGGCCACCCATTATGGGGTGCTCCACCTGATCCGCCACCACCGCCACCACCAACTGGTTCACCAGGACGCCAAATAGGTGAAGGAGATGTTCCAGGCCAAGGATTTTGTTCATGTTCATTACCCCTTACTGGTCCTCCATATCCCCTATCTGCAGGCAGGTATTCTGGAACCCACCAATAATCAGTAGGACCAAATGGATAGGCTCCTCCATATCCACCTCTAGACTGAATACTGTCCTGTGGAGTATTGTTACCCTCTTGACCAGGAGTACCGTCCATAAAAGTAACAATACCAGCAAAAGCTGTAATAACACCACATGTTCCATGAGCACCACCAGGCCTGGTTCCTCCAGGCCAATTGGCAGTTGGGCCAGTCTCCCCAGCCAATTCTAATTTGGTAGTTCCACCTGCAGCAACACTACCGGTATTAGCAAATAATGTAGCTACCTCTGATCCAGACACTACTGGCATTGAAAATGAACCATTACCCCAAGGACAGGACCCACTATAAATGTTTTGTGTTGCATTCCAATCCATTTTCCAATTAGCAACTGCTCCACCTCCACCTCCACCTCCAGTAGGTCTAGCGGGGCCAGGTCCTCCTACACCATATTGACCACCATTACCACCAGCACCGCCTAGTACTATTTCTACACCTTTACCAAGTTGAGGATTACCAATTACTCTCCATGTATTATTGGGGGAAGTAGGATCGAAAGTATGATACTTATATCCATCCCCTGGAGTAGTAACTGTTCCACCAGTTGCTGTCCATTTTCCAGGGAATACCCATCCGCCTTGAAGTGTAGCTATTGTAGGAAAGCTGTTTTGTGAAATATTAGGACCACCTGTACCGCGAGCAGTCCCTGGAAAGGCACCAGAGTTCTGCGTAGGAGCTCTTTTCCATCCACTCCAATTGCTCCATGGATTTGCAGGGTTTGGGTTTACCTGCCCATACCAGGCCTGACTGGCGCCATTAGGAGCCCTACCAATAGTATTCCGATACTGTTGTTCTACTGCAGTCCATCTCCCAAAAGCTACATTTTTCTCTCTGTGAAAATATGAAGGAGATCCAGCTCCCCCAACGTTCAGTGCTTTAGGATCTGTATCGTTATAATGACTATTATTACCCCCTGCTGGGTTCCATGATCCTCTATAACCACCCGGATTAACTTTTGCCATATCTTGATTCCTCCTTAACTAATGGTTTCATAGGAAACAATAAATGTTGCATCATTAGCAACATTTGTTAGAGCTCTAATGGATTGATTTTCAGTGACGAAAATAGGAGTATCTTTATCACATACAACAAACTGTGAGGCATTAGGAACCGGCACATTAGTAATAATAGGATATGAACTACCTGCTCCACTAGCAGTATCCCAAGTCTTTACACTACAATTCACACTCCCACTAGGAGCAGTATTAGCAATACCAATAGATATTACCTTCAAAACCTTACCACTGGCAGCAGCATTACTGAGTAAAACAGTGTCGGATTCAGAAGTTCCAACACCAATATATGTGGTAGCAGCAGCAACGGTACTAAGACTCAATAAATTCGGGTTAGCCATCTTATCCTAATTTTTGTAATTATTTAGCCGAACAAATCAGCATAGGTATATACTGTAGATGCACTAACACCAGGAAGGTTAGTTAAATTTGCACCTGATCCAGAGAAGCTAGTAGCAGTTATAACACCAGTAACATTAACACCTGCTCCATCAATTGTTTGATTAGAAGCAACAGTGACCTTTGTAGCAGTAATATTAGTAGAACTCAGAGTAGTAACTGTACCAGTACCACTTACATTTAAACCTGTAGTTACTCCTGTTAAGTTTACCCCTTTATTAATATCAATAGGATAATTAAAATCAACTGATGAATTAAATGTCGCCGCTGTACCAGTAATAATATAATCTGTAGAAGCAACTCCTGTCAAGCCTTCACCTGATCCACTGAAACTAGTGGCAGTACATACACCTGTTATATTAATACCTGAAGTATTAGCTTGCGCTCTAGTAGTTCCCCCACTATCTTGGATAGAAGTAGCATCAATACCAGTTAAGTTAGCACCACTTCCATAAAAACTAGTAGCACTTACAATACCAATAACATCTAATTTTGCATCCGGAGTAGTTGATCCAATACCTATATTGTTGTCGGTATCAGCAACAATTGCATTTATATTACCTAATCTGGCTAGGTCCCGTGCTCGTGTCATTACAGCTAGAACTTTCTAGTTATTTAGCCATGTTGACTACCAACAGTTTCTAATCCCCTCGATGCTTCCATTCTTATAAACTGCTCATCTAAGTTATAATATAAGTGATAATTGTCTGTCACCAAATAATATCCATCAATCTGCTTCCCATCATCAGTGTAACCATAACCTCTTACTCTTTCTTCTACACCATCAATACGAAGTTTCTTAGTGCCGCTTGTAACATAAGATTGGTATTTCTGGTCTAGGTTAATCATGGTTCTACAAAGTGTGTGAGGAGATTCTAACACTATTTAATCAAAATCCTGAATTCTTAATATTGTCTTTGGATTTGTGAAATGGTTCTTAAAGAACTTCCCAATTAGAATCAAATTCTTTATTAATCCAAAAAGAATATCTTCCAGAAATAGAGGATACTAACATTTTATTCTCTTTTTCTTCTTCTATCTTACATGAATGAAGTTTATTCATGTAATCCTCAAACACCTCTTGTGCAAAAGCACTTCTAGGTTGAACATACAGAAATTTAGGTTTCATTAAAACATCCTAATAGATTGGTTTATTAAAAGTTGAGAAACTCTCACTCCCCAATGCATAAACCATACAAAGGACACAATGAAAAGTAATTTTTGTGAGCCTGTGAGTTGCATAATTTATTCAAATACATTCTAACTATAAATCCTCACCAATAAAAATAGGAGATTTATGTACCAGTTTGTGAAGTGGACTCATATAATAGGCTTATCCACCCAGAAATATAGTATTTAACTCCTTTATTTGGTGCTGATCGATGAACATGGCTCCAAGCAGCAGGCCAAATAACACATCTTCCTCTTTTAGCTTGAACTGTAGGATAATTCATAAACTCTGTGCCACAAGCATCATTCGCATAAAAAGCCCAAACCAAAATCCTTAATGGATTGCCTGGACCATGCTCGGTATGCCATTTCTTAAATCCACCATCTTCTCCTTCAAATTTTTTAAAAGTATATGCATTATTATATCCCCAGGGAGTCAAGCAATCTAAATTTTTCTCATATTTCTTTTTATACTTCTCAATACATGGTACAAGACGTGCCCTAATAATATTTGAAACTACACTTCCATCCGTAAATTTAACATTCTTTTCAATGGATACTTTCAAATCTGTATCAACTACACTTTCTCCTGAGGATCCCTTAGTAACAAGTCCTGGAACCAATTCAGACTTCTCAAATTGAGAAATTAATATATCACATTCCTTTTGAGACAGAATATTATCATAGATCTCAATATAATTAGGAGAAAACATCTATAAAAAATCTTTCCAGCATCATTATATCAAAGATACAATAACAAGTCAATATAAATTATGCTTCATATCTAACAAGGACGACTCCCGAACCTCCGTCACCACCAGCACCGGTATCACCACCATTAGATCCGCCACCGCCGCCACCACCAGTGTTATCTTGACCGCAGTTGTCATTTGGTAGAGTCCATGGAGTATAGAGTCGTCCAGGTGCTCCTCCACCAGGACCTCCGTTACTAGGTATATTGGGGCCTCCACCCCCTCCTCCACCGCCACCGGCAAAGTAACCACTATCTCCAAAATTTGTAGGAACCCAGGGACGAGTAGCTCCATTACCGCCATTTTGAGCATGAGTAGTTGTGGGTCCACCAGAACCAGCACCACCGCCCCCACCTGCACAATCATTAGGACCACCTGTTTTATATCCTGGGTTACCATAAGTTCCACCAGCACCACCATTATAAGTGGGATTAAGCATTCCTGCGCCACCACCTGAACCATTTCCTGGGGATCTTGATGCTCTACCTTCATGAACAGTTGTGGGTCCACTTTCCGATCCACCTCCGCCACCACCATCAGATTGGACGGCACTTCCATTATAAGTAAAAACAGTGTGATCGCCATCAATACCTTGATAAGCTGGTTTTTGAGCACCAGGATACTTAGTTGGATCAGTACCTCCAGCACCTTTACCACCAGCACCAATAGTCACAGGGTGAGTACCCACTACTGCTGTAACAGTATCATATCTAAAAGCACCAGCACCTCCGCCTCCGCCAGCGGAGAATCCTGCTCCACCTCCTCCACCAACTACAATATAGTCAATATTTAAACCACCACCATTATCTGCAATTACAAGAGATCCAGATGTTGCAAATTTATGAAATACATATCCACCCTCAGTAGATTTCGTACCACCTGTAGCCGATACTTTGGGAGGAGGTGCTTCTGCAGGCCCTTTACCAAAACCGAATCTATTACCCGTAAAAATAGGGGCCATACTACTTACCTCCCATTAAGGATATCTAAATCCACCATTCTTAGTGGCGTATACTTTATAACTTCCTTGATCAGTATTACTATCTCCTTTAAATTCAACAAAGAAGGAGATAAAATCAACATCACTAGCAACATCTGAAGCAAGAACTGTTGTACCACTTCCTGCTAAAGCAGTAGTAGCAATTGAAGTAACTGCTGATCCATTTTCAAATCCAGTAATAGTCATTACTGTTCCAATACCACCCAAAGCAACAGTAGTATTAGCAGCTCCTGCACTATTCTGAGTATATAACAATGTTACAGTAGTTCCATTAGGTTTACCTGTATCTGTAGGAACATTAGTAATAGATATAATTCCTACATTACCATGTTGCTGACTATGAGTATAAACAGTTGCTGCAGCAGCATCCAAAGTAAGAGTCAATCTATCAGTAGATCCTGTCACATAGGAAGTTGAAGCAGTTGCAACTGTTTCAGTAACACCCTTAAACTTGAATGGATTATTAACTTCAAAACATCCTGTATCTCTTTCCCAAGTGAAAGTCTTATCATTACTACCATTAGTGGATCCAAAAATAGTAATACCACCACCATCAGCAGTTGTATCTGATGCATTGGAAGTAGATCCAATACCAATGTTCTTATCTTCTACGATCAGAGTTTCACTATCAATTGTAGTAGTAGTTCCTTGAACCGTCAGATTACCCGAAACTGTGCAGTTACCAGTTATATTACCTGATAAATTTCCATCAAAAGTTGAGAAAGTAGCAATTTGACCACTACCAGTAATACCAGTTGAATTAATAATTACATTAGAACCAACAGTAGCCGAAGTAATAACCGCAGTACCAACTGTACCTACCCCACTAACATTTAATCCTGTGGTTACACCAGTTATATTAACTCCTTTATTAATATCAATAGGATAATTAAAATCAACTTCTCCACCAAATGTAGCAGCAGTTCCAGTGATGATATTATTAGTGGTAGCAGTCCCAGTTAAATTAGAACCATCACCATAAAGAGTAACAGCCCTCAGAGTAGTAGCACTTATAATACCACTATTTCCATATACAGTAACACCAGTACCAACCTGAAGCATTGCTTGAGGATTAGTGGTTCCTATACCTACTTGATCGTTTGCATTGTCAACTTGAATTACCGCACCAGCAGTACCTATACCAGCACCCCAATCGGCTAATCTACTTGCATTGGTAATCGCCATTATGCCAATTCTTTCTAGTTATTTATCATCTATATTTATTGCCTGATGATCTGGTAACTC